AACTTGACCTGCCTGTGGATGATATGTGGAAAACCTGTGGATAACTTAGGGGGCGGGGGGGAGCTGTGGCTGACATCAGTTTGATTAGTACCCGCAGGTATACAAAATAGTAGTAATTTGGAAAAAACAGTGTATAATTACGTTTACTTATGACTACGTGTGTGTACTATAACTCCTTGTAATACCTGTGTATTCTAAAGAATCCCTGGTTATAGCCAAAAGTTATTAAAGGGACGGCCCTTATGTATAAATAAGATGACATCTGTAAAGAAAAGACTTGACATTTGGTTATAAATGTGGTATAATCTATTGTATAGTAAAGAAGATAGAGATTACCTCGCGCCCTTAAGTATCCTTAAGCATCGTTAGGATTGATCTTTTAATAATAATTAAAGAATTTAACTAAAGTATACTTAAGTATCCTTAAGAACTAAGGGGAATACAATGAGTAGTAAAGAATCTAAGGGTAGTCAGCCCGCGAAGCGGGCGGGCCGACCAAAGAAAACAGCAGTGGTGTCAAAAACCAAGGGTAAACGCAATGCAGTAGGGCGGCCCAAGGGTGATGCTGCGGTCATTAACGAATATAAGGCTAGAATGCTGGCATCTCCTAAGAGTAGGAAGGTGTTGGACAGTATTCTGAATGCAGCCTTGGACGATGACCACAAGAATCAAGCAGCAGCATGGAAGTTGTGTATGGATAGGCTATTGCCTGTCAGCTATTTTGAAAAGGATAAAGCCACTGGAGGCAAAAGTGCCATCAACATCTCTATTACAGGTGTTGGAGGAGAGACTACTGTCATATCTGGTGGAGAAGATTCAATAGAGGGAGAGTACACAGATGTTTAATATCAATAATGATTTAGACTACTTTACGCGGGAAGAGTTTGCCTGTCAGTACACTGGTGAGAATGAGATCAGTGACAGACTGTTGCTAAACTTAGACTCTTTGCGTAGGAAGTGTGGCTTTCCTTTTGTTATTACTAGTGGCTATAGAGACCCAAGCCATCCCATTGAAGCACGTAAGGAGAAAGTAGGAACCCATGCCCAAGGCATTGCCGCAGATATTAAAGTCAATGATGGAACTCAGCGTTATAAACTCGTTAATGAAGCTATTAAGATGGGCTTCACGGGAATTGGAATTGCTGGTGAGTTTGTGCATGTTGACATCCGCGACCTTGACGGTAATGAATCTCCTGTAATGTGGTGCTACTAATATGAGTTTTAAAAATCTTGTTAACCCGAACCTAAGAACAGAAGATAGAATAAAACAAGCACGTATGCTTACAGAGTTTACACCTATAGGCGATGCGAGAGCAATAGCAGAGATACCTGAGTTATTAGGTCAAGAAAGATACGGAGCAGCAGGTGTTAACGCTTTGTCTGTATTACCTGTATTAGGGTTTTTCGGTGATATAGCCAGACAAGGGAGGAAAGCTACAGAAACCCTCAACAAAACTAATTTTTATCACGGCACTACTAAAAACTTTGATAAGTTTGATTTAAAAGCGGCTAGAGAAAACCGTGGTACAAACATAGAAGGGATATATTTAACACCAAGTAAAACTAGAGCAGAACAGTTTGGGGATAAAATATCTACACATAAAGTTACTTTAGATATATCAAAAATAGCATCTCCTAGTACAGTTCCTAGTAGTAAAATGATAAAAAAATATAAAGAACAACTATTAAATAAAACAAACTACAAAGAAGACTGGATTGATGAGGCTATTATTCCTGACTTTATAGAAACAAAAAGAATAAAAGCAGATTTAGGGGGCGACATAAAACGAGAAGTCTACGAAGCGGGTGGTTACAAAGGTTTTGCAGACGGAGATGATTTAGTTGTTTTTGACCCTGACTTTATTAAATAGGACGTAATGATGACTGTCAAATACATACATGTCAATCAGCACATAATACGCTCTAACAAGAAGAATAACGCTAACGAGCCTGTGTTGACTGTTAAGGAAGGCAAAAAGAATACTTATGGTTATTCAGTAGAGATACATGGGCCTAGTACAATTATATATGGAGGCAACGACAAGCCTGTGTTGTCCTGCGGAGCTAGGGTTGTTATCAAGACTGAAGCGGAGCTGACTATTGGCTGACTTAAACGTATCCTTGTTGCCGTGGCAGCAGGAGGTATGGGAAGACCCAACACGCTTTAAGGTTGTAGCTGCTGGCAGACGTACAGGCAAGTCCCGTTACGCTGCTTGGGGTTTAATCATCAACGCCCTATCTGAGACTAAAGGTCAGGTGTTCTACGTTGCCCCTACACAGGGTCAGGCTAGGGACATTATGTGGCAGTTGTTACTGGAGCTAGGCCATGAGGTCATAGCGTCAGCACATGTCAACAACCTACAGATAAAGTTAATCAATGGCTGTAACATATCCCTGAAGGGTGCTGACAGACCTGAGACTATGCGTGGTGTTAGCTTAAAGTTCTTGGTTATGGATGAGTACGCTGACATGAAGCCAGAGGTCTGGGAGCAAATCCTTAGACCTGCTCTTGCGGATCAGAAGGGTCATGCGTTGTTTATTGGTACGCCAATGGGCCGTAACCACTTCTACGACTTATACACATACGCTAGTGTAGGCAAGGACGATGACTGGACAGGTTATCACTACACGAGCTACGACAACCCGCTGCTAGACCCTGAAGAGATCAAGGCTGCTGAGAAGAGTATGTCAGCCTTTAGCTTCCGTCAGGAGTTTATGGCATCCTTTGAGGCTCATGGCAGTGAACTCTTTAAAGAAGAAGATGTACAGTTTAGCGAGGAAGAACCTGCTGATGGTGCTTATTACATTGCTGTCGATTTGGCAGGATTTGCAGATGTCCAGAAAGTTACCACAAAAACTAAAAGACTCGACCAGACAGCTATTGCGGTGGTTAAAGCAGGCGTGGACGGCTGGTGGGTTGCTAATATCATACATGGCCGTTGGGGTGTCAAAGAGACTGCCAGAAGAATCTTTGACGCAGTCAGAGACTACCAACCAGTCGCAGTAGGTATTGAGAAGGGAGCGTTAAAGAACGCTGTCTATCCTTACTTAAACGATATAATGAAGCAGAACCAACGCTTCTTTAGAATTGAAGAGTTAACACACGGCAATAAGAAGAAGACAGACAGGATCGTGTGGGCGTTACAGGGCCGTATAGAACACGGCAACTTATCACTCAACAAAGGTAATTGGAATGCTCAGTTCTTAGATGAGTTGTTCCAGTTCCCAAATCCATTAGTCCACGATGACTTGATAGATGCTCTGGCATACGTAGACCAGTTAGCTAAGGTTGCTTACGCTATAGACTATGAAGAAGAAGACTACGAATACTTAGATAAATACGCAGGGTACTAACTATGTTAGAGAATGAAAATAGCTTTACAATTGAGCAGACCCTAGAAGGCTGGGTAATGGACAAGTGCGACAACTGGCGCGACCATTACGAAGCTAACTACGCTGAAAAGTTTGACGAATACTATCGTCTATGGCGTGGTCAGTGGGCAGCAGAAGACCAGACACGACAGTCTGAACGCTCTAAGATTATATCCCCTGCACTACAACAGGCTGTTGAGTCTTCTGTAGCAGAGCTAGAGGAAGCTACCTTTGGCCGTGGTAAGTGGTTTGACATTAGAGATGATTACAGAGATCAAGACAAGCAAGACATTGCTATGCTACGAGCTGCTCTTGATGAAGACTTTAAAAAGAATAAGGTTAGGAAAGCAGTAGCAGAGTGTTTGATTAACGCTGCTGTATTTGGTACAGGCATTGCGGAAGTAGTCCTAGAAGAAGAAAAAGAGATGACTCCTGCTACACAGCCTGTTATGGGCGGTGAGCTAACAGCAGTAGGCGTAAACATACAAGACCGTACCTGCATCAAGCTACGTCCTGTCATGCCACAGAACTTCCTGATTGACCCTGTAGCTACAGACATTGACTCAGCACTAGGCTGTGCAGTAGATGAGTTTGTTTCTACCCACTTGGTAGAGCAGTTGCAAGAGAAGGGTGTATACAGAGATGAGCCAGTCAGCGAAGCATCTCCAGACTTTAACATTGAGCCTGACCAAGACCTAACTACCTTTTCAGAGGACAAGGTTAGACTGACTAAATACTACGGACTAGTTCCACGACACCTACTAACAGATGCACAGAACGATTCAGATGCCGAGGAAGAAGTAGTAGAGTTGTCAGGAGAGTCAGAAGACGATAGCTACTACGTAGAGGCTATGGTTGTTATTGCTAACAGCGGTACATTGCTGAAGGCAGAAGCCAACCCCTACATGATGCAGGATCGTCCTATCGTGGCATTCCCGTGGGATGTTGTTCCTAGCCGCTTCTGGGGTCGAGGAGTATGTGAGAAAGGCTACAACTCACAAAAGGCGTTAGACACGGAACTACGCGCTAGAATCGACGCTCTGGCTCTGACTATACACCCAATGATGGCTATGGACGCAACTCGTATGCCTAGAGGTGCTAAACCAGAGATTAGGCCGGGAAAAATTATATTAACCAACGGTGCGCCTTCTGAGGTGCTACAGCCCTTTAACTTTGGCAACGTAAGTCAGGTGACATTTGCTCAAGCACAAGCTCTACAGACTATGGTACAAACGGCAACGGGCGCTATTGATAGTGCTGGTATCGCTGGTTCTATCAACGGAGACGCTACTGCTGCTGGTGTTTCTATGTCGCTTGGCGCTATCATCAAGCGTCACAAGCGTACCCTGATTAACTTCCAAGAGTCTTTTATCATTCCTTTCGTACAGAAGGCTGCGTGGCGCTACATGCAGTTTGAGCCTGAGCTATACCCAGCAGCAGACTACAAGTTCCACACTACTAGTTCTCTAGGTATTGTAGCCCGTGAGTATGAAGTGACTCAGCTTGTTCAGTTGCTACAAACCATGTCACCAGACACGCCAATGTATCCTAAGCTGGTAACATCTATCATTGACAACATGAACCTTGCTAACCGTGAAGAGTTGATTGCTGTACTAGATCAAGCTAATAAGCCTAATCCACAAGCACAACAGGCTCAACAGGCAGCACAGCAAGCACAGATGGCGTTCCAAGCATCACAGACTGCTGCACTCAATGGACAGGCTCAAGAGTCACAAGCTAGGGCGCAGAAGATTGCAGTGGAAGCACAGATACTACCGCAGGAACTGGAGATTGATCGTATCAAAGCTGTTACTACTAACCTCAAGGATGGTGATGCAGACGATAAAGAGTTCCAGAAACGTCTTAAAATATCAGAACAGTTACTTAAAGAGCGTGAGATAGCTGTTAAAGAAGGCAACGCTGCTCCACAGGAGGCTCCGCAGCCTGCACCTCAACCGCAACCACAACTACAAGGAATGATACCTAATGGTCAGCAATAGAGACTTTGAAAACGTAGTAGCACAGATTAACGCATCGTTTGAAGAGCTACACAAGAAGATAGCACAGTTAGAGGAGAAGTTAGATGGCTACCAGAAAACCGGCAAAGGGAAAAGCAAAGGTTAAGATAACCTCTAGCGGTAAGAAAGTCAGCTATGGACAGGCAGGTAAAGCTAAGGGAGGTGGCCCTAGAGTAAAAGCAGGAACTTCTAAGGGTGACAGCTATTGCGCTAGGAGCTTAGGCATTAAGAAGAGACTGCCTAAAGAAAAGCAGAATGACCCT